TTCTATCTGTACCTGAAAGCGCCATATAACCGCTGTTAAGATACCAAATTGCAGCAAGAGTACCCGTTGCGGCGCTAGATTTAACTCCGCTGACCGTTCCTGAGTCGATCAGAAATAGCCCGTATGCCCCACCTTGGGTAGTTAGGCCAGTTTGAGCACTGCCGATTTTCCATCCAGCTTCTCCACCAGATTCTGCATCCTTGTGGGCTCTCCCTAAAAGTCTTACAAAAGTCAAAGGAGTGCTATTTTTTAGCCATGCTTGGGCTGCATAAGAACCATAAGTAGTAGATAATCCGGAACCACCAGTTCTCCAGATATCTCCACCTTTACCACCAGGTAACGGTTCTCCAAAAATTTCTACAAATTCAGTAAAATTCTGTACTTTTACAGGCCGCAACGCTGGCCCACGCAAAGAACGACCAATAATCAATGGCCCCATCGCATCCGGCTCATCGGGAATTTGTGATTTATCTATTTCCCGTAGTTGAATACCGGGTGATACAAATCTAAATTTACTTGCTGGCATGTGTTAAATCTCCTTAATAAACTACTCAAAAGTCTCTAATAAATAGTATGTTATTGCTCGAAAAGACAAAGGAATGGCTACGGTTCATATTTTCCTTTGGGCCAATCCGGAACATCCCCCAAAATAACTCGTTCATTTGGAATCTTTACTTCGACTGCATTTTCTCTAATTACAATATTTGGTTGTTCATTGTTTTTGTCGGCACCCACTAAATAGCCCAACACTCTCAATGTAAACGAAGTTTCATAAATACGAGTTTCATCACCTAATTCGGTAATATTATTATTAGATGCAAAATTAGAATCAAAAAAACCTTCGTAAGTATGTCCATTTCTTTTAAATACTATATAATTTATGCCACCAGGAGCCGTCACAAAAGGTTGAAGTATTTCATTCATTTGTTGTTGATATTCGGTGCGTACAGTAATCGTATAAGTAGATTCTATATACACAGGCATTGGAATAGTAATGGTTTCATACACCACTTTTTTATTAGGCGGTGTTGGAAAGTTAATTTGTTGAGCACCAGGGGTTCCCGCATTTCCTACAAGACGTGCTTTTTTTCTAAATGCATCAGCATTAGCAAAATTCGCTGTCTTGTCCTGTTTAATTCGGCGAGCAATTGTAATCGAGCCACCTTTTTTATCTCTAACAGGATCAATATTTCCATAGAAGACCCCTTTTTTGGACAAATCTTTAGTAAAATTATCCCTATTTAATGCAATCATGGGAAAGATAAGCGCCCCGTCATTGTCACGTAAATCTTTGTTATTTTTAACTTGAAACGCTCTTTCCGCCGCAACCCAAATAACTGGTACTTTTGTCCACCCCTTATTCGTAGTACAAAAAACATCTGCATCTCTCAGCAACCATTCAAATACCGAAAAATCAATATTTTCTAATGTGGAGGGCTTATACGACATAATAGTCTTCTTTGGCCCGCCGATGGGTTTGCCTTCAATACTTCCTGTTAACATATATCCGGACATTTTTAATTACCGTCAAACAGTCCTTGGCGAGCACGAACACACTTAGCTGAAATTTCAAGTTGATGATCAATTTGTCCAAATAATTGTTTTGGTTGGGACAATGTAACTATTTCATAATATTCATCACCATATAAAATAAAATCACCTTCACGAGCAAACAAGTCTTGATCTTCTGTTAACCTACGTTTGTGGAAATGACACGTTAAATGATAAATACGATCAATACCATAATTGGTGGTAGTTGTAGTGGTTTCACCCCACTCAACCAATACATAGACCCTGATGGGTGGTAAAAAAGATTTTTGGATAGCTTCGCCATATAAGGGATGAAAGTCAGTATGCTCAATACTGATTGGGTAATACACAATCGTTTGACCAATAACTCGTTCAATTAATTCATCATTAACTTGTTTAACTAAATCTCTTTCTTTTTTGTTTAAAAAAAGAGGTGGCGGCGCTTCTTCGGGCCTATTCCATTTATTATCTGCCACGTCATTTTACCCCCTTTAACCTACAAAAATTGTCATAGGAACCTGGCTTTGAAGTCTACCGGATTCTTCGACCATTTTAACGTCTTTTTCCATTAAAATATCATATGTAAGCTGATCTAATAAAGTTTTCAATTCTTCCTTAAGAACTGTCTGTTCTTCCTTGGCTTGGGATGCAAGATCAGATGCATTAAGAGTCACATCATTACCAGGAATAGGTATAGAACCAAATTTGCCTCGTACTTGAGATAACATTTCTTTTGTAACGGACAAAGCATATTTTCGAATCCATTGTTTACCCATACTATTAATATTGGCATAAGGAATATTAGTAAATGGTAGTGTATTAAAATTATTAACCCCGTCGATCCCGTCTTTGCGGGTAGACGCCTCATCCCAAGCATCATGTGGAATTGTAAATTCAAACCAAATTTTAGTAGGTGATCCAGAACCTGGGTCGGCAGGACTGGGATAAATCATAATTATATTATCTCGTATTTCGTAGGAGTAATGTGACGCTCGGGTATATAGGCTTGTTTCAAAAGCCATAGCTTGTAATTTATTTTGCCACGCCGGGACAATTTCAAACGTAGATTCATCAGAATATTGCCCGTATGTATAAAGATTACCCACTACATTTAAGCCACCGTAATAACCATAAAACCTCCACATTGCTTGTGGAGATTTATAATACACCCGATGAATAGCAATGCGTTTATTATCTACACTCCCTGTGAATTTCGCTCCCGCCGCACTACCATCAATTGAAGCTGCTTGGACAATAGCTTGTAGATCGTAATCTTGTTGACCACCCTGAAGATCCATAGAAGCGGAATAAATTCGAGCGTCATCGCCAAAACCGGCAGCAGCCGCTAATCCATCTGAAATTCTTTTGCTATATTCAAATTGAAACTTAGGATATTTTAGTGAAACATGTGTACCGCTCAAGCTAGAAGAAAGTTCTCCGGCTTTTAACTGACCTTTATGATCAAAAGTACCAGTTGTAGCACCCAATAAATCCGACAAAACATTTCGTGCTTGATAGTTGTTGATAATTGCCGAATATTCCAGACATGCAATTTCATAAGAAGCATATATATTAGCGGCCTTTAGTTCAATATCTAAAACATCACCGCCCAACATTTTATAAGTAAATGCAACCTGATCGACTGCGCCTGAAATAAAATCTACTGACCCACTATAAATGCCATATGGTAAGGAACCAGTAACATTATCATAAGTTCCGGTAACAGGTAAAGCGACTGCTACTGTATTTTGTTTTGGTGTTAAAGTAGGGACTGCCATTTCTATTCTCCTATAAGTTAAATAGTTAAATATTCAGGTAAACGAAAAAGAAAACCCCCGACTTCCAAAAAGAAAGACGGGGGTTTTCGGGGCGAAGCCACTTAAATAATATTATTATCCAAGTAAGTCTTCAATAATAACTAGCCCATACATATCTGGTCGGACCATCTTCTTGCCGTAACGGGTCATAACTCCCTTACGTGGCACGAAGTCTTCCGGTCCAAAAATGGTAGGAGTAACTTGTAGTGGTACATAAGGCGCATAAACATAGCCGCTTTCAAGGAAGCTATTACCTTTGCGACCAGCCAAAATCAGGTTACGTGGGAAGTATGGATCAACATACACATCCCATTTCTTACTAATTTGTCCAGTCTTAATTGCACCGGCTGTTCCTCGGTTTTCATCAGCTGTCGTATCTGCACGGAATCCACTAGTGAATTCTAAGATATTTGCAACTTCTGGGCTCGTAACAATAAAGTTAGCGCCGCCTCGGAGAGTTTTACGATGAATTTGCGCAGAAACATCATTGACTGTTTCAAGCAAAGTCTCATACCACTCAGACACAGTTCCAGTAAAATCTGGATAAAGCGTTTCATTGGAGTCCTCACCGGTATCTTTGCGAACAAATTTACCAGGTTTGCGTGACCAATAATAAGTACCAGCTTTTGCACCCTTAACAAGATCCTCAAGAATTTCTTGATCAATCTCAAGTGCAATTGTTTCAGAAAGAATACCAGTAAGCTCAACTTCGGCATCAAGATTATGATAAGCATTGATGTCTTGCTGAAGCTCTGGTGTCCATTTAGCCTTTAACTTCTTAGTCATTGCAGTGATAGATACACTATCGACTTTAATGTCAATTTCTGGAATGGCAGTATTGTTTTCAAGTGCCCACTCGGTTGTACCAACCACAGAACCAACATCCGCTCCACCATTGGTGAAGTTATCGTCAATCGGCAATCCGTAACCAATAATACCCGAAGCAGTTAGCTCGTGAACAAGCCCAGCATTTGCAGCCCAAAGACTGTTGCCGGTTGTTACCTCATAAACCAAAGCAATCTTCCAATTTGAGTTATTAGCCCGTGCCCCACTCGTTGACCCGCTGGAAAGCGAAGTCAATCGTCGAACAAGACGACCATTGGCAAATGAGCCAGTCGTTGCTACAGCAACAAAGTCTTTAACGTTAAATTGTCCAAATTGGCTACTACCAGTCAATTCAACAACAGCAATGGTAGAACCCGAAAGATCAGGATCCCATCGTGCTAGTTTGTTGAGGGTGCCGTTACTCGGAACACCAGTTCCTCCAACTACACCATAAGCAACCAAGTTATGATTACCGGGTGTAGTGCCAAGAGGACCAACAATGACTGAAGCAGTTGGAGAAGCATAGCCATTATTTAATGCATAATAGCTTGTTTCAGCGTTTACTCCGGAAAGATCAACACCACCTGTAATTTGTTGGCCAACCTTTCCACCACCATAAAGTGAATTTCCTCGTGTTGCTCCCAACTTCGTATCCCCATACTGAAAGTCGAGGAAGAAAATCAGTCCAGACGGCAAGCTCATGGGTTGAACAGAAACAAGTTCGTTTGCAATTAAACCTCCAAAGACTCGACGCACAATAGGGAATGCGACGGCTGCAAAGCCTTCGACATCACCTGCCTGCATAGTAGAAGCTTCTCGAAGAAGCTCTTTAGCTTGGTTTTCAAGCAAACATGCCATCGCATTGCGACCATGATCACTTTCAATACCTTCTAAAAGGCCAGTTCTTTCCCATTTGTTGAGAAGAGCTTGACCTTCTTTTTGGACATCACGTTTCATGATGCCCTCAGTTAGTTTTTCAATAATACTCATTATTTTTTTTCTCCTTAAATAATTCCTGCAAGTTTTCTCATTCGCTCTGTGGCAGAACTTGAAACTTGAGTTTCTTTTTTGTTGGATTTCAAAACAAGGCGGCTATTTTTGCTTACAGCCTCACGCAAGGTTGCGGGAGTTGTCTTTGATTTCAAAGAGATAGACTCTTTCAAAGTTTCAAAAATAACTTTTGCTTCTTGAATTGAATTCGCTTTCGAAATCGCTTCGACAAGTTTAATTTTTTGTCGCTCATTCAAGGAGGGGGATTCCAGTATGTGATTTTCATATCCCAATTTAGCATTGGTAAAATTTAATTCAATCAGCTTGGCTCCTACTTCTTTTGCAACACTCTTTAACTCTTTATGTTGTTTGAGAAGTCTATTTCTTTCAGACTTGAGAGATTTTACATGCTCTTGTAGTTGGCCAACTAATTTTTGTAGTTCTTTATTTTCTTCAGATACTTCTGTATCTTGCTCCACAGCAAGGGCTACATCCACTGCGTATTCTTGTTGCATCTTAGTGGGATGAGTTGTTCCCATATCACCACGAGGCACATTTTCTAAATCGACTCTTAAAATTTCTTCGATGGCATCTTTCAATGTTTCTTCATCAACATCAAATTCTTCTTCCACGAGGTTAATTTTCGTGTCATTACTTAAAAGTTCTTCTAAGTCATCTTGAGAAGATTCATAAACAGGCTCATTGATCTCTTCAGATAATTGAGTGAGATCAAGTGTCACAATTTCTTCTTCTTCAGGACAAGGACACGCCTTTTCACCCTCAGTTGATTTCATTGTTAGCTCATCAGCTATTTCATCCCGTTCTTCTTCGTCGCCGGTTTCATCACCCAAACCACCTAAAGCTTCTTCTCCACCAAGGCCGCCTAATGGATCGTCAGCAGCCAAAGGGTCGGCAGGTTGCTCTAAAAGTACATTTACTGCGTCTTTAATTTCGTTTGAATATTTTTCTAAAACTTCTTGTTCTGCATTTTTAACAGCAGCCTCTTTCAGCGCCCCG